GACCCTTGTAGGCCGCAATGCCTATGTAGACCGGGTTGCTGAAGATCTTGTAGACAAGGCCTTTAGTGATCAACTTGCCTTCGCGGACAACGCCCTTGGCTGTTGTCCATGATTTGGAGGTGACACCGCGCTTGCGCAGGTCTTTGACGATGGTGGACATCGAGGGCGTAGCCGCAAAGCGAGCAAAAATCTCCTGAACAATGGCTGCTTCTTTGGGGTTGGGCACCAGTTTTCGCTCAACCACGTCATAGCCCAAAGCGGGCATCCCACCCATCCAGATGCCACGCTTGCGTGAGGCAGCAATCTTGTCGCGCACCCGTTCACCTGACAACTCACGCTCAAACTGTGCAAAGGACAGCAGGATGTTGAGCGTCAACCGTCCCATAGAGGTGGTGGTATTGAAGGACTGGGTGACCGAAACAAAGGTTACCTTGTGCTGATCAAAAAGCTCGACCAGCTTTGCAAAGTCGGCAAGCGACCGTGATAAACGATCAATCTTGTAAACCACGATGGTGTTTATCAGGCCCTTCCGGACGTCTTCGAGCAGACGCTTGATGGCCGGGCGTTCAAGCGTGCCTCCTGAGAAGCCGCCGTCGTCATACCGGTCCTTGAGCGTTACCCAGCCCTCAGACTTTTGGCTGGCAATGTAATTGGCGCAGGCATCGTGTTGGGCGTCCAGTGAGTTGAAGTTTTGGTCCAAGCCTTCTTCGGTGGACTTGCGCGTGTAGATCGCGCACAGGACTTTAGGGGTGGTAGCCATCAGACGCTCCTTCCAGAAGACAAGCCAAAAAAGGTCCAGCCGTTTCGGTTGGTGCCTGTAATCACCATGGCGATGCGTGAAATGGACTTGTAGCGTTGACCCGCGTATTCGAAATCGTCAACGTGCACCACCACTTCGTGGCGCTCACCATCCCATTCCCGAATTAGGCGCGTTCCGCAGATGGGCCTGCCATCAACTCTGCGGCGGCGGACATCGGCTTTGCCGCCATCGAGTTGTTCGCCAAGCTTCTCCAGGCGCTTGACGGTCTCGCGGCGTAGGCCCCCAAGGGCCAGCTCCTGAATCCGGTATGCCAGACGCGTTTCAAGGAAGCGCCGGTTAAACGGCGGTGGTTCGGTCAGAAACATTTCCCGCCACATTTGCTTGAGGTCAGGTGTGGGCGAGGTTTTAAGGGCTGCAACGCGTGCAACAAGTGAGTCATTCATGGGTGTTGTCCTTGGTAGTCAAAACACCTGTATGAACGCTCTCTTCGGTACGGTTAGCAAGTTGAGCTTCGCGTTTTTGGCGGTCCAGCAGGCGAATTGCGCCTTGGGCCAGGATTGCACCGACGACTGCCATGGGGCTGCGCTCTGCGGGCGGAGTTGGTTGTGGGGTGTGTTTTGGGGCGGTCATGAAGGTTCATACCGCCGCCGGGGGTGGTTTTTCTCAGGGCGCTTGCCCCCTTTGCGGGTGCGTTTACATGGCACTTGCACAAAGTTTTGTCGTTGCGCTATAATGCAACGACGTAACGACTATCTAGGACTTTCATGAACCCATTTGGCACCTATGTGCGAACCAAGCGAGAGGAGGCTGGCATGACGCTAACCGAATTCGCTCGGCAACTGGAGATCAGTCCCGCCTACTGGTCTCGCATCGAAACAGGGCGTGAAAACCCCCCAAAAGATGAGCTGATCAAAAAGGCAGCAACCATCCTTGGTTTGAGTGAGGATGAGTTGTTCATTGAGGCATCCCGACTGCCCCCCGACATGCAAGAGGAAGTAGCTGAGGTCGTTCGTCTGTATCGCTCCCTCAACAAGAAACCGTAAGCCCCGCCTATGCCAGCCCTCAAACTGCACTACCGACATAACCACCGTTACGAGCCACATTACCCGAGCCATGGAGACATTGAACGGGTGGCCAGTGAGGTGCGGCGGCAACTTGGGCTTTCAGACCGCCGTGCATTGACCATTGCGGACGTTGCTGCAATCAGCGAACTAAATGTCAATGGCGTGGCATACGATGTTTGGCTTGACCTTGAACACCAAGTCCATGATGAACAAAAAAATCCGGTGTTCGGAGTATTCGAGTTCACCCCAACAAGTTCTGTCGATGCGGTTTCAGTTTGCGTATCCCCAGCTAGCTCTGGCATTAGCGAAGAACTGCGTTTGTCGACATTGGCTCATGAGATGGGCCATGCAATCTTTGATGGCCCTTCGCTTGTGTCACACCACCAGAATCAGCCGCTTGCAGATTTGATGCAAACGGGTACCGTTCGCGCTTTCAGATTGGTGACAGAAACACAGGCGCAATTGCAAAAAGCTGACACCCTTCTGCCTTCTCATATTCGGTTTGCAGAACTGCGGGCCAATGAATTCATGGGCTCGCTCTTGGTGCCTCGAGATCTGTTGTGGGACGCGGTGATGGAAGAAGCCCCCAAGCACGCCCTTGAAATCCGTTACGGTGAAGACACTCTTTTCGCGGAGACCCCGGATGGTGAGAAAAAGATCGTCTGGTCTGAAGTCACCTATGACATGGACTGCTGGTCGTTTACACGAGCCTTGGCTCCGCATTTCGGGGTCACTCCAGCATTCATCGAAGTGCGCATGATGCGATACGGGATGATTTCGTCGGCAAACAAGGCCAACTGACCGGACCAATTAACAGTGGGCACCTGCGGGTGCCTTTTCTTGAACTATATCGTTAACCATTGACTAAACGCGCAAAGGCAAAAGAAGATGAAAAACCAACCAATTGACCCAACATACCTCGATGCTGCATTTGCTGCAGCAGCAACGCGGACTTACCGACTCGCCGCACGCCTGGGACTTCCAAGCGCGGACAGGGAAGACTTGCAGCAAGAGTTACTGCTTGATTTGCTTGAACGAGCTCCGGGGTTTGATCCGCAACGCGCCAGCGCCAACACGTACACCGGGTTGGTGTCAAAGCACCGCGCCGTTGAAGTTCTTGATGAACTGATGAAAGACCGCGCTCGCATCTGCTTCTTCTCGGCGGGAAGTGAAGCAGCCAATGACCCGCAAATGGGTGATCCAGAGCAGCACATCGACGACAACCTGGTGCCTATGTGGGCTGATGAAACCGATTTGATCAGTGACCACATGGCTTTGTTGGACCTGGATAAAGCCCGGAAGTACATGAACGATGAGCAACTCGAATTTTTTGATTTGCTTGATGCCCACCTTGACGTGTCCAGTGCCTGCAAAGCTAGTGGTATGTCCAGTGCCACGTTTTATCGGCGTGTCAATGAAATGCAAATGCACCTTCGAATGTTCGGCTTCAGGTTGGCGGCGTAAGCCTAATACCGCAGGCCAAAGTGGCCTGAGAAAAACCATGGCCTCGACCAGTAAGAACCTATATATCGCGTGAAAAGCAAAGAGCAGTGAGCTCCGCCATCAGCGCGATTGCAAGAGACGGCAGTACCACCCGGTCGGGTTGTGCAAGCCAATTGATCAACACGCTGATGGAGCCTGCAATTGTTAGCACCTACAAAATTTCTCGAAATAACCCAGGCCCACCTGGGTTTACCACCAGACCCAATGCCGCTCGTCCAAGAGCGCAAAGTCTACGTGCCAACTGTTGCCTTGAGTGAGGCAAACCTGTGCGACTGGATTGCCAGTGCATCAGTGGGGCAAGCCATTCTTTATCACGAGGGCTTGTTATTAAGAGATCGCTCAGAGATCAGCAGTGACCGCTCAACCAAAGAGCGCGCACGCATCCATGCCCTCGCGCGCAGAGCTTGGATCGCTTGCGAATTCGGTCTCGTGCATCTATTTAGCCAACGTATTTCAGATAACAACTATCGGTATCTGGCCATACGAACAAGCAGTTCCCTAAAGCCACCAGAAATTCGCGCTCAATTGCGCACCGCACAACCCGCCCCCCGTAAAGCCCATTGAAAGAGAGATACAGATGATCGCCACATCCGCCATCCTGGACGAAATCGGCCAGCTTTCCATGGCAGAGCTTGATGCTTTGCCACTTGCTGAACTGGACCACCTGATCAGGCAGGTCAGTGAAGTTCGTGATACCGCCCGACACTATGAAGCGGCGTTGCACTCAACGCTGAACAATCGTTTTGCACAACAGGCCCAACAGCTTCGCCAAGAGGCTGGCAAGTCCACCGGCACGGTGCGCTTTGAAGTCGACGGCTACTTGGTCGTCGCCGATTTGCCCAAACGACCTGAGTACAACCAGGTCAAGCTCAAAGAAGCCGTGGAAGCCCTGCGTAAGTGGGGTGAGGACCCTGAGAACTACGTCAGCATTGAAATCAAAGTCGCCGAGTCCAAGTACACCGCCTGGCCACCCGGTATCCGCGATCTGTTCGAACCTGCACGCACGCTCAAAACGGGCAAGCCCAGCTACAAGCTCGAGCAGATCAAGA